AAAATACTAAAAACTAAGGAGGTTGATTATGTTATTGCTAGTGATACTGACTCTATCTATTTGCACATGGGTCCTCTGGTTGAAGTTATATACAAAGAACGAGAGAAGAATGTTGAGAGTATTGTTGGGTTCCTTGATAAGATCTGTCAGGTGGAATTTGAAAAGTATATTTCGAGTTCTTACGAAGCGTTGGCCACGTACGTCAACGCTTACGAGCAGAAGATGTTCATGAAGCGTGAGACGATAGCAGAGAGAGGAATATGGACAGCAAAGAAAAGATATATTCTAAACGCTTGGGACATAGAAGGAGTGAGATTTGCAGAACCTAAACTCAAAATGATGGGTATAGAAGCAGTCAAATCATCTACTCCTGCACCCTGCAGGACACTTATTAGAGATGCATTGAAAGTTATACTGACACAAACAGAGAAAGATGTAATCGATTTTGTAGAACAAGCAAGAGTAGATTTCAAAAAATTACCGGCAGAAGAGATTGCATTTCCTAGATCAGTTTCTAATGTAACGAAATATAAAAGTGCAAACAGTATATACACCAAAGGAACTCCCATACATTCTAGGGGATCCTTACTTTTCAATTACCACATACAGAAAAATAAACTAGATAATAAGTATAATATGATCAATAATGGAGAGAAGATAAAGTTTGTCTACTTGAAAAAACCAAATCCGATACATGAAAATGTTATTTCGTTTATTAATCAATTTCCCCATGAGTTAGGGTTACAAAAATATATCGATTACGATTTACAATTCAATAAATCCTTCATCGAACCTGTTCGGGCGATATTGGATGCGATCGGATGGTCACTTGAGAAAACAGCAACACTTGAATCTTTCTTCGTTTAGTGCTATACTTTTAGAATCAGGACATTTTATTTTGGATTTACCAATCAACGACAAAGAACTAGGCATCATCGTCAATGCATTGACACTAGGTGGTGACACTGCCCTATATCAAAAATTGAAGTTGGTCAAGGAAACTAGGGAGGCATATCCCGGTGGTCCTTACAAAAAAATCCTACGAGAAACACACGGCATGGTAATTTGATGAACTTTTTTGATGATGTAATCAAGGACATAGGAAAAGACACTGCGAAGTTGTCAAAAAATCTAGAAGAATCACATACATTTCTAGACACTGGTTCCTATATTTTCAATGCACTCTGTAGCACATCCATCTTTGGAGGTGTATCTGACAATAAGATCACTGCGATAGCAGGAGCAGAAGCAACGGGCAAAACTTTCTTTGCCCTTTCTATCTGTAATAATTTTATGAAACAGAACCCTAAAGGAGGAATTGTATACTTTGACACAGAGGGTGCTATAACAAAAGAACTATTAGAGAAAAGAGGAATGGATCCCACAGGTAAGCAGTTCCTAACAATTGACTGTTTGACTGTAGAAGATTTCAGAAATGTTGCATATAAAATATTAGACAAGTATAATAGTCAGAAAGAGGAAGATCGACAACCAATGCTCATGGTTCTCGATTCTCTAGGAAACCTTTCTACAGAAAAAGAAACCAAAGATATAGCGGATGGTAAGTCAGTTCGTGACATGTCTAAGGCACAACTTGTAAAAGGTGCATTCAGAGTTCTAACACAGAAACTCAGTATTGCCAAAGTCCCACTTATCGTTCTAAACCACACCTATGATGTTATCGGTTCTTACATGCCCACAAAAGAGATGGGCGGTGGTAGCGGTCTCAAGTATGCTGCCACTACTATCATATACCTATCTAAATCTCAAGAAAAAGAAGGAACAGAAAGAGTCGGAAACATTATCAAGGCAAAGGTTGTTAAGTCGCGTATAAGCAAGGAGAACGAACAGATTGCCACACGTTTATATTATGATAAGCGTGGTTTAGACAAGTACTATGGTCTCCTTGAACTTGCTGAGAAAGGTGGTATCTGGAAAAAGGTTTCAACTCGTTACGAAGTTGACGGTAAAAAAATATATGGTTCTGAAATTTACAAGAACCCTGAGAAATATTTCACTCAAGAAGTATTAGAACAAATTGACACTGTTGCAAAACAAACTTTTAGTTATGGAAACGGAGAGAGTACCACTAACGATCCTGAGTAATCTACTTTATGATGAAGTATATGCTCGTAAGGTTCTCCCATTTATTCGTGATGAATATTTTGAAGAGAGAACTGATCGTGTTTTATTTCAACAGATAGCAGATTATGTCAAATCATATGATGGACTTCCTACTAAAGAAGTTCTTCATATCGAGGCAGAGAAACGTGATGACCTTACACAAGATGAGTTTTCTCTGGTAGAAAACTTGATTGATGCCCTGCACGAATCTACATCTGAGAGAGCATGGGCAGAAGATACCACAGAATCATGGTGTAAAGAGAGGGCAATATATCTTGCATTGATGAAGAGTATTCAGATTGCTGATGGACAAGATGAGAAGCATGGCAATGATGCTATACCGGATATACTCAAGGATGCTTTATCAGTAGGATTTGATCAACATGTGGGTCATGATTACATAGATGATTCTGAAGGAAGATATGAATACTATCATAGAAAAGAAAACAAAATAGAGTTTGATCTTGAAATGTTCAACAAGATCACTGCCGGTGGTATATCAAATAAAACTTTGAACATAGCACTTGCAGGAACTGGTGTTGGTAAGTCTCTATTCATGTGTCATTATGCTGCTAGTGTTTTACTGCAAGGTAAGAATGTTCTATACATCACATGTGAGATGGCAGAAGAAAAAATTGCAGAAAGAATTGACGCTAATTTATTGAATACAAATATCAAGGAGGTTGCAGAATTACCTAAGACTGTATTTGAAAAGAAAGTAAACAAACTCAGAGAAAAAACACAGGGTAAACTAATCATAAAAGAATATCCTACTGCCTCTGCACACGTAGGACACTTTAGATCATTATTGAGTGAACTAAAACTAAAGAAAAATTTTATACCTGATATAATTTTTGTGGACTACTTGAATATATGTGCATCATCTAGGTATAGAAGTGCGGTAAATGTCAACTCATACAACTATGTCAAAGCAATAGCAGAAGAACTACGTGGTCTTGCTGTAGAATTTGATCTACCTATATTCTCTGCCACACAAACTACAAGAGGTGGTTTTACTAGCACTGATCCTGATCTTACAGATACCTCAGAATCTTTTGGTTTGCCTGCTACTGCTGATCTTATGATCGCACTCATCAGTAGTGATGAACTAGAAGAACTCGGACAAATAATGGTCAAGCAATTGAAGAACAGATACAATGACCCAACATATAACAAAAGATTTGTTGTTGGTATTGACAGACCGAAGATGAGGTTGTATGATTGTGAACAGGAAGCACAAGATGATATCTTGGATACGAGTGTAGATACACCTATTCCTGCAAAAGTTTCAAAAGCAAGTTTCAATGACTGGAAATTCTAAACAAGTTGACCTCGAAAAATACGCTGTATTCGTGGATGGTGTCACATCCGATCCCAGTAAGTATTATCAATACTTTATTGAGAGTCTTAGTGCTCTTGACAGACAAGGTGCCAATCCTCATCGCCTTACCACTGCTGCTGTTGGCATTAGTGCTGAAGGTGGTGAGTTTATGGAGATCGTCAAGAAGATGGTTTTCCAAGGTAAACCTTGGAACGACGACAATAGAGAACATCTTATTATTGAGTTGGGCGATGTTATGTGGTATGTGATGCAAGCATGTATGGCACTTGATGTAACATTAGATGAAGTGATTGCAGGCAACGTAGAAAAACTCAAGAAACGTTATCCCGGTGGTGATTTCAACGTATATCACTCAGAGAATAGAGCAGCAGATGACAGGTAGTTGACAACTGTGTAAAGTTGTGTTACTATAAATAACGTAGTGGGGTGTTGATTACAACACACACGCTCCCCGTAAACCAAGACCTATAGGGAGGATAAATTACGTCTTTTCTTACCCTTCATATACCCGTACTTTTAAATGACAACTATTTCACGTAAGCGTGGTGGTTTGCTATCAGGTTGGGACGAGTTCTGTGGTTGGGTAACCTCAACTAACAACCGCATCTACGTAGGTTGGTTCGGAGTCCTCATGATCCCTTGCCTTCTTGCTGCTGCTGCTTGTTTCATCGTAGCATTCATCGCTGCACCTCCTGTCGATATCGACGGAATCAGAGAACCTGTCGCCGGTTCTTTCCTTTATGGTAACAACATCATTTCTGGTGCTGTAGTACCATCATCCAACGCAATTGGATTACACTTCTACCCCATGTGGGAAGCTGCAACCGTAGATGAGTGGTTGTATAATGGTGGTCCATATCAGTTGGTAATCTTCCACTTCCTTATTGGTATCTCTGCATACATGGGAAGACAGTGGGAATTATCATACAGATTAGGTATGAGACCATGGATCTGTGTTGCATATTCTGCACCAGTATCTGCTGCTTTCGCTGTATTCTTAGTGTATCCTTTCGGACAGGGATCTTTCTCTGACGGTATGCCTTTAGGTATCTCAGGAACATTCAACTTCATGTTTGTATTCCAAGCAGAGCACAACATTCTAATGCACCCATTCCATATGGCAGGAGTAGCAGGAATGTTCGGAGGAGCACTCTTCTCAGCAATGCATGGGTCACTTGTAACATCTTC